TATTTAAAATAATCAATTACTTATAATAATTCTTAAAAATCTGTTTAAAACTTAAAAATTACCTTATTCCTGCTAGTCTATACAGCTCTGGATCGTATAACCAGTCAGTTAAATTGGCGTACTGAGTCCCTCTGAACCCTTTCCAGTCCTTTGCCTCTACCCTTCTACCTTTCTTCTTCTTGTGGTACATGAGGGGGTGGTCTAGTGCTCCGTTCACACCTGCCACTGGGTCCCTAACGCTGTATGCCCATCCCCAATCTATGATAACTGGGTATCCTTGACTGTTGCACATGATGTTGCCTTCGTGTGAGTCAACCATAAGCCAACCTAACTGCTCTGCCGTTTTAAATGCAGTCCATGTCATCGTAGATAGTAGGTTCGGCGACATTCTCTTTCTCGCTAACATAATATTGTTTATGCATTTTTTGTTGAGTGCTTCCATTATGTAGTATCCTACTGTCCTTCCTCTTGAGTTAACACAAGTCCCGTCTCCGTACAGCTTAGGAACAATAGCCCAATTGTACGTCCTGCCTTGATATGTGAGAGTAGCGTCTACGCCCTGCAGGGACTTCATTGCTCTTATTTCGTTTGTAAAGGCTAGCTTTTCTCCTGGATCGTTAAGGAGCTGCTCCTTTACAACGTAAGAGCACTTGTCTGGTGCTTCGCATAGAAGGTAGACTGCACCGTACTGACCTTCACCTACTTTTCTTCCCCTTTCTTTTAGTGGTAGATTTAGTTTCTGTCGGTAATCCTGTATGCATGTGTCTTCTGGTGAACGCGGGGTTGGTACTTTATCGGTGGGTGGTGTCCTTTTTGGCACAGTTGGCGGGCCTCTCTTCGCATTAAGAAGATAGCCTATCCCATCTCTTTTAAACTGGTTACGCATGTCTACTGGATTGGCTGTGGGAGAGTCTGTAATACCACCTACTCTAATATCAATGATTCTAGCTCTGAAAGCGTTGTTTATCGCCGACCAAAAGGCGAAAGGCTGCTTAGTGAACTTGTATGTAAAGTTAGCAGTTTGTTTGTCTTTTGCGCCCAGTTTGTCCCATGCACTGACTACTTTTTTCTCGTTCTCCTTGTTATTGTCCTTTTCAAACTTTCCGTACGCTAGAATAAAGTTGGCAAGCTGATCTGACTCCTGTGGCTGAGCTGGAGGCGGGGTAGGAGGCGACGGGGAAGGAGAGGGAAAAAAGAGTGACTCAGACGGAGGTGAGAAAACGGGAGGCTTTTTAGTATCTGTGTCGAGCAGGGAGAAATCAAGGCCTTTCTTTGGAGACGCTTTCATCGGTGTCGCTTTTTTTTCTGCTGCTCGTAGTTTAGTATCGCACTTTCTCTTCTCTTTTTCTAATTTGTCCTTTAAGTCATCTATTTCTCTTTTCATACCCGCGCACTTATCGCTTTTTGTTTTCGATTTTACCTTGTCCACAAACTTATTCAGTTTCGGTATGAGTCGTCCATCGCGGTAATCGAATTTATCTTTTACTGCTTTAAGTAAGTCGCTTTTCACCATTTTGTACCATCCGGGAATTAAACGATTGTTTCTGTCTACTTTTAATAGGTCCGAGAGTTCCTTTGCTTTTAGATCGTCTAAACTCATAGTATAGACTATCTGTACATTTTAATCGTAGGGGTCTGGACCTGCCTTTGATACCTTCATAAATTGTTCTCTTAAATCTCTCCAGTCGGTTCGTCCCTCTGTGCGCATGTCTAACCTGTGCGCAACCCAACTCATGTTATTCCACTGTGACCAGACCAACTCTGCCCATGTATTTTTGAATCCTGGCCAGTCTTGAGCTGGATAGTATTTCGTAGGTATTGGCTTGCCCCACTTCATTGTCCACCCGTAGCCCCAGTCAATAATAACGGCATTTCCGTCCATGTCTGACATGATGTTACCTGAATGGCTGTCCAAGTGACAGTACCCAGCTTTCAAGGTGGCCATATAGGCATACCAGATTTCCCAGGTAAATCCGGTACTCCTATAATCCGGTTCTTTCATCGGCTCTAATATTATGTATCCTATCTTTTCGCCGTCCTTCTCGCAGTAGCCGTGTCCGTAAATTGTAGGAACACACTTCCACTTTTTACCATTGTATTCTGCTTTGACGTTCTTCAAGCCTAATAGGCACTTTACTTCTGTCTTAAACTGTAAGTCTAATCCTTCACTTTCCAACACTGACTCCTTTACTACGTACTTACCGCATCCTTCTCCTGTGCACAGCCTGTACACAGATCCAAACTGACCTGACCCAAGATACTCTCCTGGTATTATCTTTTTCTTTAGTTTTTTCTCGAAGTCCAATACGCACGCGTTTTTTACAGGCTGTACGTTTCCTACTTTAGTCTCTTCTTTATCCATTCTTAATGGCTCCTTTACTTTTTTAGTTTTTTTTTGTGCTTTCTTCTTCCATCTCTTTACACCGTTTTTGTTCTCAACTACTTCGTAATCGTTACCGTCGTTACCTTCCATAGTATAGCCTTCACTAAACAGAGTTGCTGACTCCGATGGACTAGGACGGTCAAAGTTTTGCTTAGGGGGCTTTTTACCCTTTACTTTCTTCTCTGGAGACGCAGGGAGAGGTTTCTTTGATCCCTTTCTTTGCCAAGCATTTACACCGTCATCGTTTAAGACTACCTCGTATTCCTTACCGTCATCACCTTCCATTGTGAAGCCAGGAGGAAATGACTTTGCAGGAGCGTTCTTAATAGGCTCAAATCCCTTTACTTTCTTCGCTGGTGATTTTGCTGGAGCTTTCTTAGGAGCTTTTTTCGCCTTCGGGATATCCAGCTTCTTCCACCTCTTTACTCCTCTAGCGTCTTCAACCACTTCGTATACTAGACCATTGTTTCCCATCTCCGTTTCGCCTAGGTCGAAGTTTTTCGCTGGTTGGTCCGGACTAGGTCGGAATGCCCTTCTGCCAAGGTCTTTTCTAGTTGCTGGTTTCCTTTCAGGACCTATGGCCTCTAGAAGTTCATCCTTCTTCATTTTTGAAAAACCTTTAATTCCTAAATCTCTTGCTTCCTTTTTCAGTTGAGCCACCGTTACCATTGTACTGTATACATATACAATAGAAAATTAATCGTCCTTTTTTACATATGTCGTTAGTTGGTCCGGTGACGTTCCCATCTCTTTCATTGTCTTTTTCATTTCTTCGTCCTGCGGACCAAATTTTTCTGTAAGTATGCTGTGCCTCAGTCCGTTTACTCCAACTTTCTTTCCGAATATCTTCTCTAGTCTTTGGTTGAGCTTAACAGCGCCATTTGTGCTGTTTCCAGCGTCTCCAGTCAGAGGGTTCATTTTAGTGTCTACTAGTAAGTAGTCAGAGTCGTTAACAGTCATCCACTTTTTGAGAACGTTCCGTAGCTTTGTTGGGAGGGCTATCCTTTGTGTTCCATAGTGCTTTGCTGTCTTGTAGGAGTTAAACACAAGCTCCTTGCCGTTCTTTGACACGTAGTTGTCCCTGTCCTCGTCTACGTTTCTTATTTTGAAGTCTACAAAGTCTTTGCTTCTTCTGACTGCTATGTGCACACCAGAAAGAAGTGCTAGAATAATGTAGTTCTGTATTTCTTGTACTTCTGACGAGGAAAGGTTGCCTTTCTTAAATAGCTTATCCGCACGTTTCTGTAGCTCTCTGTACTTTTCCTTTACTTCCTCCTGTGTTACCCAGTTCCTTTCCTGTGCCTCTGACTTTTCCTGCCTAGATATCGTGTTATTGTACTCCTTTATGTCATTCATCATCAAGTCTCTGTATGCGTCCTCTCCTGTCGCTATAACGAGTGCTGAAAGGGTCGTCTTTCTCTTATTAGGTGGCACGTCCTTAAGTGCAGCTAAAACTTTTTTTGTTTCTTTAAACTTTTTTGGTTCTACCTCCCCGTCCCATATTCTTTTGTAAAGGCTTTTAAGCAGACTAGAGTAGGTAGTAAGAGAACTATCTGAAAGCGTCTTTCTTTTTTCTTTTAGGTAATCCTTTAGCGACATTATATTTTATACAAGCAAAATAATTTATATGTTTAATTTATATTTCCTAAATGATGCGAAGAGTACTTGAACTAGAATACAAAGAGCACCTACGGACAATTGTGTACAAGAAGGAGGAGGACAGCTATCTTATCAGAAGAATGATAAGGAGAGGTATTCACCACGACGTTGTTTCTGACTTAGACGGAGTTCATGCACAGGTTGTAGACGACAGCTTCAATGGTTTCATTCTTATATTCAATGAACTTTTTCCCTTGGGAGTAGACGAGTGTGTTGCACATCAAAGGAAGAAGTACCAAGAGAAGATGAAGGATTTACAGGTTGACGACGAACCCGATTTAACAAAGACGGACCCGTTAAAGCCCGAGGATCACGTAGCGACTTTGTAAGTTGCTCGTACTTAGTACCTTTCATAGACAACGGCATATCCTATATTTAACATGCACATTAAAATGTTAAATATATAAAAAATTATTAGTTCATTACATCCTCCTCTCTAGACTTGTGCTGTCTCTTTAGCTTTCTTGCGTTACGCATTTTTGATGCCCAGTCTTTCCCAGCTTTACTACCTTTCTCGAATCTTCCAGAACCTGCTCCGCCCATACCACAAGACTCGCATCCGAATCCTGTCATTGCTCTTATTCCTTCTCTAGCTGCTGGTGCTGCTAGTCCTAATTCTGGAGCACCAAAGGCACTACCAACAGCTGTCAATGCAGCTGGTGTTCCATAGTCAAGTCCCTGGCTGATTGCTTTCTTACCTAGAGCCTTTGCGTGGGAAGCTACACCGTGTGTGATATGCTCAAATGCGTGTCTAACAGAGTGTAGACCTCTTCTTCCACCACCTTGAATATCGTGGAGAGCGGGTCCGAACCGAGCGTGGTTCCTAAAGTGAGACAAAGGCATACCTGTTCCTTCCATTTGGCGTTCTGACTCACCTAGGTAACCCATTCCTGACCCTCCTATTCCTGCTCTTGTTGACATACCAGCTGTAGCTAAGTTACTAGAGGGAAGACGGCTAGGAGGAGCAGGAGGACCTCCTCTACCAAACAATGGCTTTCTCATTGTCTCAACTAAATCAATTGCTTGTCTTACTCTGCTTTCACCGTGCCTTCTTGGTTTGTTTTCTCCGATGTCCTCAATGAGGTCAATGGCTCTACGTTTCACAGATCGTGGCATCTTATATACGATGGCAAGATATTATTTTTTGTGCAAAACGTTTTTGTAGAACCTTGCTCTTCTCACTGTCTTCGTAGCGTACTTCGAAGGATCTTCCAGTATCATGTCTGCAAAAGAGTCTAAACTAGTTTTCTTGTCTCCTGGATGTTGCTTGTTCCACTGATTGAATTGTGCAGTAAAGCTACCCCACTTGATGTCTTCCCAGTCTATTTTGTCTCCAGTACCCTCAACTTCCTCCTCGAGTGTATTAAGGCCTTTTGGTTCTGCTCCACTTCCGCTTATTTTTGACTTCAGTGCCCTTACCCTGCTCAATGCGTCTTTTACTTTTTCTGATAGTCCTTTTCCTTCCGTTTCACATTCGCACTCAGTGCAGCCTGCTCCAGATAACTTTTCTACTAGACTGCTCTTACTCATTACTGAGTACCCTCTTATTTTTCTTTGCTTTGCGAGAGCTTTTAATTTTGCAACTGTCAGTGCTTCCATTATATTATCTAAACAGAGATTAATTTTTGTATTTAAAGCCTTAGCCCATTTCCAACTATTGAAAAGCCTTCGTCCTTCTTTCTTAATGTCAGCTGGTTCATTAATCCTTTCTTCTTAAGTGCTATTCTTAGTTTCTTGTTGTGAGTAGCGTAGTCCAGGTCAGCTATTGCATCCTCCAGCGCTTCGGCTCGCTGTCTTGGACCTGCATTTTTGCCCTTCATCGTGATGGCGGATTGTATTGCACTTACAGCTTGGTCGATCTCGTCGTCCACGTTTTCGGCTTCTTTTCCTCCTCTTAGTCTTAATAATTTTGGTTCAGGCTGTGCAGTACTAGACTTAGACGCTTTTCTCTTCATCATTTTCTGCGTTAATTCTGCGGGCATCTCTGGGGTTTTTGTTCTAGTTGCTTTTTTTCTCTTTTTACCACCGTCCTCTATTTCGTCTAGTGTTTCGTTAATGTTAGCCGCGTCGTCGCTTATCTTTTTCAGGCTAAACTTTATCTGCTCAAGATTATCTCCTGCAGAATTAAGTCTTCTCTTGTACTGCTTAACTACGTCTAGTTTGTCTTCCGCTCTTCCTCTCTTTACCTGGCTCATTCTTCTTTCCTCCATTGCAGCTACTGCTCCTTTCTGTAGTAGCTCCTCCCTTTGAGCTATATCCTCTAAGTCCTCTTCCATGTCGTCTATTGAGTTTCTCAAGCTGTTAACACGTGATTCAATGTCGTAGTTTTTATCTGGGAATTCTGGGTATATTTCCTCTACGTTTCCTATAATAATTTCAAGTTCGTCGACTGCGTCTTCTGCTTCCTCTAGTGCTCGCGAAACTGTTGTGGATAGTTCTTTTTCTAGTTTGTTAGTTTTGCTTATCCAGTTATCAAGAGAAACGTCAGAGTCAGCTACGCTCCTAGAATGCGATTTTATTTTTTCTTCCAGTGTTGCTATTTGTTTACTAACAGACCTAATCGTTTCAGTAACCTCGTCTGAAGCCTCCTCCACCGTGCTCAATGTTTTGTCAGCCTCTGATGATATGGACTTCGTCGACGACTTTGTTCCTTCCTTTCGTGCTATTTTGTTCTCTACATCAACTATATCTTGCGTGACATCCTCCATCTTTCTCTTCTTTATCTTTTCGTTATCTTCTTCCTCGATTTCCTCTAGTTTATCAATAATGTTGTCGAGAGATCTTTTAATTTCGTCATCGTCTGTTACAAGCGTTGGTACAATTCTTCTTTTGGGTTTTTTTGGTTCGGGTTTTGTAGAAGTGCTATCCCTACCTCGCTTCGCTGGTAGTGGTCTGTTGAACGATGTAAGGGCGGAGTGAAAAGAGTCAGATCCTGAAGAAGAACTTGGGCCAGAGGATGTTCTCTCGTCCCTATCTTGCAGTTCGAAGTCTAGTAGTTCCTGCATTTGATCTCTTGACATTTTTGAGTAGCCTTTAACACCGAGCTGCTTTAGCTCAGCTGCCAGTTCCTTCTTCGTCTTCTTTTTTGTTCTTGTATTTGTATTTTCTGCCTTTCTCTTCTTTCTCTCGTTTGCTGTGAGGTTGTCCCAGTCCAATGTATCGTTACTTTTGGAAGAAGACGGCCTAAGGATATCTATGAGCATTTTCTTGAGCAAGTAGGGCTGCACTTTCTGCTTCTTTCCTTCTAGTTCCTTTATCACAGTATTGTAGAATTCCATTAGATCGCCTGCACTGTCCGGGTTCTCTTTTATTAGCTTTATTAAAAATTCGTCTATGTCCGAGTCAGATTCTGCTGAAGCGTCTGAGTGGTACTCTGGGTCTATTTTTGTTCTCTTCGAATCTCCTCTTGAAGACTGTGTAGATTCTCTTGATCTTTTGCTTACAGTTGAAGCTGAAGCAGATGATTCCTTTCTCTTTTTTGGTGTAGGTGCTGTATCTGTGCTAGATCGAGACCGTTTCCCTTTCGACGATGACTTTGTTGAGTCCAATGTAGATAAGTCCAAAGAGTGTTGAGTTGTGGATGACCTGGATGACGGGGGAGTGACTAAGTCGATGACAGGGTCATTTTTCTTTTTATACTCATTGATAAAGTAGTCCCTTAGTGCTCTCTTAAGCCACTTTTCGTTTTGGCGATCGTCTTTGTACGTGTCTACTTTTATGCCTTTCATCAAAGCGAGGTTAATTAAGCCTTCGTATCCAACTCCATCTAGCCAATGTTCGACCGCTGCTTCTGGAGTCATATTGACAGGCGTTTTTGTGCTAGAGGCGGATCGAGACCTCGACGATGACTTTGTTGAGCTTTTCGTCGATGACTTTGTTGAGTCCAATGTAGATATGTCCAAAGAGTGTTGTGTGGTAGATGACCTGGATGACGGTTCAGATGTCCCCCAGCTTATTGACCTAGATGGTTCTTTTCTTTTTGACCCGGAGCTTATGCTGTCGATAACGGATGATATCCCTGAGTTAGATGTCAGTGATGTTTTTTTGGGAATCTTTTTCATGTCGCTTATTTGCTTAGGTGTCATTTTAGGAGTTCTAGTGCGAGTTGTGGATAATGAGTTAGACCTAACATCGTCAATAACCACAGGAAGGATATGACTGTCGTCATCTAATAAGGTCTCTTGTCCGCACATGAACTTTGTTGCCCAAACTAATATGTCTCCTTTGTTACGGTCATTGTCTCGCATTTCTTCCAATATAGACATCTCTCCTGGGCCAAGATTGCCGCTCATGTGCAAAAGTATTGCGTCTACGGATAGAGGAAACATTACGTCGTAGAACTCTTGTGGAGAAAAGCCGTACCCTGGGCAGTCCGCTGGCAGCTCCGCACGATAGTCCTTCATTTTTGGTATAGCAGGTGCTTTCTTTGTTGCCGCTATTGTCTTCTTTACTGCATCGTCTACTTTTTTCATATCTACCTTAATTCTCTTTGGCTCAACAGCTCTTCTAGCAGGAGCCTTTTTCTGTCCCTTATTAGCTGGTGCTGGAGGAGGCACGGGAGGTACTTGTCTAGGCTGGGCTTTTCGTCCCCGTTTAGGAGCTGGAGGAGATGGAGGATGCTGAGGTTGCGTATCGTCATCATCTTCTTCATCGTTAGGTCCTCCACTCTTTAATACAATTGCACCATTTCTTAAATCGAAGTGAGTTTCGAGATGATTTAAAAGCTGGTCATGGGACATTTTTGTGAAACCCCGAAGGCCTACAGTTTTGTTAAACTTCCTGACAAGTCCTCTTAGACCTGCCGTCGAATAATGTCTAAAGGATGTAGGGTTTTTGTGTGTTCTCTTTGGAGGTGTAAAAGCCATTGCGTATATTATTTGTTAAGAAATTAAAAACTCTTTAAGTCAAACAAATAATTAAGCCTTCCTTCCTTTTCTGCTTTGATCATGCAGTCTTCGCAATATGACTCTTCACCAACAAATGCGAATCTGTCTACATCCCTTATACACTTGTTGCAATAAGCGCTGGAGCACAAGGAGCACTTAAACATTAAAGTATGAGTGCTGCTGTTTTCTGCTCTATGGCACATGCAACAAAAGTGTCTCTTGCAGAAGTACACGTAGTTTCCTCCTATTGTCTTTCTTGGTATTGTTTTATCATCGACACACTGAGGATGATAAACCTTATTGCAATCAGGAAATGTGCACACTATCATACTGCCCCTTTCTACATCGTTGTAGCAATTAAAGCACTTCGATTCTAGATAGCGCGTCTGTTTATGGAAGTCTGTTCTCGCGTAAGTGTCCCAATACATCCACAAAGGATTATTTGTCTCAGGCGGAAAGTTTCTGTCCATGAATCCACGAGCTATCTTCTCTTGGCAACCTGCCCAGGGCGGCCCTGTTTCTTCTCTTTTCCTCTTCTGCGGCATAGCTACACCGATGACCTAATTGGTTTCGATTGTGAGCTTCTATTATATTCCCTGCAATGTCAAAATAGATATGCGTCTCCATTATACTGTCCGCGGACATTTTTATAGTACTCCTTAACTAATCTCTCTCCAATTTTTTTGTCTAGGACATCCAACACACAGAGAATATACTGCATGTCTGTGTCCGCGGACACCATCTGGGTTGATAGGAGGCTAACGGACCCCAGTAGGCCGCTCATTAAAAATAACCGTTTGTAATCTCCCATCTACTTGTAGTCAACATCTACTGGTATCTTCATACCATTAAAATTCAAATTAGCTTTTTGTATCGGATCTGGGTTTTCTGTTGTTATTTTGGACGAATCAGGAAGTACATCCACTGGTTTTCTTAAAGCTGGATCTTTTGCTCTAAAGAAATGTTTTAAGACCCACTCATTAGTTTTGAAGTCGCAGCTATAATTGAGATCATTGAAGTTATCCAAAAAGTCCATTGTATCTTCCATGATATCGTCTTTTCTAAGCTCGGATCCTAAGCAGTAGTGAGCCCATGCTAGTTGGTACCAACCACAAGCCTGGTTCATTAGTGACTGTATGTCCTTTTTAGTGTATACTGGTTCTTTATTAAAGTTTTCCTTTACTCTTTTCTTTACTATCTCTGGAGGAGGAGCACCGTACGAGTCAAAGTAGACTGGCTCTACTTTTCCGTTTCCGTTCTTTTGTACTATCAGTCCTGTCCAGTGCGATCCGTCGTTTCTATCTCCTTTGTCATCGTACTCGTCTTCTAAATTAATGCAGTAAAATACATTAGGTTTTATCTTCTTAGGTAAGTCGTCTTTGAATCCAACAAACTCTAAAGGTATGTCCATCCGTGGGGCTAACTTCTCAATGTCAAAATTAGTTAACATGTGTATATATTAGATAAACAGATTTAATTTATACTAAATTTTCGCTAAATATTTTACATGTACAAACCTCTTCCTCTTGTTCCCATGTACATACCTGTACCCCTAATTGGCATACCGGTAATACGGGCAGCAAGAACCGGGGGAAGCTGTGTGTGGAATCCCCAGTTTTGGCTTTCTGGTTGTGGTCTTAATGCAGGGTTCTGCATAGCTAGTAATTGGTTACGGCCTCCAATGGATGTAGGAGCTTGGTGAGTTGCTAATCCGTATTGCATCTTGTATATTCAAAGAAGAGAAAATAAAAATCTCTAAATCGCTTACACACGGCTACCGGTTAATACGTCGATCCCGATTTGTACGCCATACTCTACGAACACTGTATAGGACACCTCTTGAGTAGACAAGTTAGTACCTTGGATAGCAACAGATTTTGGCACAGATTCGTCAACAGGAAGCTGGCGACTGGCGTTTACGTAGAAATAACAATATTCTTGTTCAAAGCCGAGTTTGTCGATAAGGGAGCTTGTTAGACCGTCAGTTAAGTCGGCGTTAACAGCGTTGCAACCTTGGAGCTGGTTCATAAATTGCTCGAAGGCGTATCGTTGAGTGTTGTAGATCATGTTCTGACCTGCAACAACAACGTTAAAGTTAGAGATAAGAGCAAGAGGACTGGATGGACCGGCTCCGGCAGGGTCGAAAGGACTTTGGTAAGGTTTTACGCTGGAAGTACCGCTAGCCGTAAAAAATGGGATCACTAGGATTGACTTTATGTTGGCGATACCATTAGTAATTAAGAAATTAAATTGAGATCCAGAAGCAACAGGTGCGGTTGGGAATTGGTATATGTCGGTGTAAACGATCTGTTTTGTTGGGGAGGCAATGTATGCTTCCTCAAAGGTAGGGTTGAATGTGTATGCTGGTACGTACAAGAAGATGCTCTGGTTAAGAGGTGAGTTCTGAACACCGGAAAGAGACGATTGAGATTGGTTAAGAACTTTGTTACCTACTGCAAGAGAAACAGTTACAGAGTCAGTGGAAGACAAGTCAAGACCAGATGATCCGCTTGGAATAGTACCAGAAGTTGTTGCTGTAATAGCAGCTCCTGTACTGTCAGTACCTGTGGTTGAGTAGGCTACACCAGTTGAAAAGTTAGCTGCGGAGGCAATCATAATAGGAGAAACACCACCTAAAGGAGCTGTAACAGAAGTAAGGTTCATGTTACCGCTGCCACCTGTAATTACAACCGAAGGCTGGTTGATGTTCATGGTAAGACGGAGGAACAAACCTTTAAGGAGAGGTATTTGCTGGAAAAAGTTGTGCAAGTGCTTAAGCTGAATAATACCCTGAATGGCGTATTGGATAACTGCTACTTGGCTTGCGTTGTCTGGGTTGATCTTGTTGAAGATGTACGACTTGTAAAGTTGGCTCATGCTTGATGTGGTAAGAAGGGCAGAGAAAGCCTGACCGCTTCCTCCTGCAGCTCCATCAGGGTCTAAAACGAAGTAGTTTTGACGCTCACGAAGACCAGTGTTACCTCTTCTTAGTTGAGCGAAGACACCTGATACCTTTTGGATGAGCTGAGAGTTGACGTTGTTTGCTACGCCTGTTCCTGATGACGAAGCACCATTGTGGTAGCTCCATGCTAAAGGATCGTCAGGGTAAAAACCCATTTGAGCACCGTTGGTGATGACATCGTTAATGCTTAAAGTGGTCATGAGGGTAAAAGTGTTCCACATCCCGCAAAGTGGGGTTTGTTGGATGATAGTAGTGCCCGCAAGATCGAGGGTAATCGAGTGTACAATTGACCCGTACCAGTTCTTAAGACCGAAAGCGTAATCTGCTGAAGAACCGGCAGTAGCTGGCTCCATAATTGGTGACGATGTGGTAGCTGAACCGGAAGTAGCGGTCATCAAAAGAGGAACGCTGAGGTAGGCTTCGCGATATCCCATCATCTTGTTTGAGTTCGCGAGTTGCGATGTGTCGATCACTACCTGATTACCCTGATAGTTGCCATTTTGATTGTCTAAAATGTTGAGCCAGTCGCGCTTGACGAACACGCTTGGCTGGGCCTCAGATGCAAGGCTCATGTCGTAAACTAGAGAATCTCCGCTGCTCATGATTATATACCTTGTCCAGAAAAAAAAATCCTGGCTTAACTCTTTTTGAGCTCAAATACTATCGGCTTCACTTTCTTTCTCTTTTGCTCCTTATTGTCCTTTTCCACTAAATCCAAATCCTTTATCTTCTTCTGTATAGCTCCTCCTAAACCAACCTTCTTACTAACCTTGTCGTAGTCCTTTGTTCTCATAGGGGCTTGAATGTCCGGCATTCCCACTCTTCCAGACTGCGTGCCTTTTCCCAGGTCTACTGGGGTTTTACCATTTATAGTATTGGGCCTGTAGATCTGTACCATATTATATATATGAAACAGATTAAAAAGTTGAGTCTTTTTCTTTCTTTCTTGCTACTTTTAAGGTAACTAGATTGTTGACAATCCGTTGTGCTATTGCGTGTTGCTTTACTGCGTGCGTTGTGCTCTGCTCGCTTAGTGTCTTCTCAAATAGTACATCCATGAGCTTTTTGTACTCTTGGATATGCCTCTCTAGTTCACTATCGCTAAACTCCATTATACTTTTGCTAAAGAAAATTTAACCAGAATATAAACCCCGATTGCCAAATCCTTTTCCTGCTTGAGTAGCCTGTGTCTCCCTTCCTTTGTGTTGAGTGTTGTGAGGGTGGCGAGCGAACTTCTGCATAGTGCTAGCGTGTGGAGTTTCGAAAGCACCTGACCTACCCGTGTCAGCGTGAAGGTCAGTCATGTCCCTAATGACAAGAGTAATGACTATGTTAGGGTCTTCTAAAGTAAGCGGAGCAAATGTGTCGGTGGTAATCTGGAAGAGCATGGTATTGTAAATACCTGCCTTAAGTCTACCCCAGTTATAGTTAGCTGGCTCAATGACAAGTAAGTCTCCTGCACCACTCTTAGCTGGAATTGCGTACAAGAAAGTAGCTGGGTTTGTGTACTCATTGTCAATAGCGTTACAGGTAAGGAAGGCGACAGGGTTTGGCTGAATTTGTGGGCTGACAGTGGAAAGGTAGGACAAAGCTCCGTTTGGAAAGCCAGAAGCTGCAGGAGCAGAAGCAATCGTGTACGGTGCTGGACTGTAGCCTAGAATTTTGTTGAAGCCAGAAGGAAGGTAGATACCTGGGCATTGGTCTACACCTGTAGTAGGGAATGCTCCAGTGTTTGGAATGGTCACTGCTGCTCCTGTGCTGTCCTGAGCCGCGAGACCGCCCAGAAAACCACCAGCGGGAGCAGTATAACCAGGAGGCAAACCACCGTCCGGTAGAGCGAATACATTTATTTGTACTTTATATCTAGTAGGATTTACTTGCATCTGTAGGAAGTACACGTATTCTTGAGTGGAAGTGTCTACAAGGTAAAAGTTGTTATCTAAGCACCACTGCTGGAAGAATGCGTTTAAGTCTGCCACTTCGTACTGCCCGTCAGGTATAGTGATTGATATACCTTGACCGTCTGATCCAAGAGACCATGGACTGTTAGTAAGAGACACACCAGCGTCGTCTACTGCTAGTTGATCTAAAAGAATTTTAAATGTATTATTGCCTAGAGTCTGGGATATGTTGTACCATGAGTAGTATACGTACATACTCGACAATGCTATTTCGCAGTTAGTTAAATCGGCACTTCCATTAAATTGGAACTCGAACGTGTTATTCCCTGCGTCTAAATTAGTAAGGTTCTGTCGGGTAACAGTAATGGTTCTCATTTTATATATAACTAGTTAATATTTTATTTTGTTGACTTCTTTCGTACTGACGTTGCGACATCAGAAGGATTAAAGAAGCGGTAGTTGTCGCCTCCGAAGCGGAATGGTTTTGATACGTAAGAGCTTTTCTGGATTCTGTGACCACCAAGGTTTGCCGGATTATCCGGAATTCGTCCAAAGTCTATGTCTTGTGCAGTATGTAGGGCTTGGAAGTCCATTGTATATTTAAAGGTCAGAAAATAGTTTTGCTAAAGACGCGAGTACATATAAGCATTGTTATTATGTGGTGGTTATTTTACTAAGACTTGCACACAGCTAAATACAAAAGCAAAACTCGTTTGTATTGTAAAGTACGTACTGTATTCCTTACTATATATAAACAGTAAAATAGGATAAATATATCTATTTAACTGTATATACAGTAATACACTTTTAAGGTATAATAGCTTCTATATATGTAAAGAACTTGGGCCAGGGCCTCTGGGAGAGTTCTTTAGAAAGCAACTTTGTGAGGGGTAGTCGAAATACCCCTATTTCTGTATTTTTGTATTCTCTTACTGTGGGGCTCTATGTTTACCCCTTTGTCTCTCTTCGCCGTCCGCGGACAGAGCGAGAATATAAAAATTTATATAAAAACATCTCGCTGATAATATTAACCAATCATTATCTAACCCTACAATATCATGGCACCTCTTACTCTCAAAAAATCGAACTCTAATTTTTTAGACAGCCATATTCTATATGAGCTTGTACCACTCAGAACACTGCACGCTGTGCTGGCATCTGGAAAACTACTCTCAAACTGGGATAGGACTAACTACGCTATTGAGAAAACGAAGCGACTGTATGCAAATGAGAGAAAACAGGTCGAGGACTATCTCGCAAAATACGACAACAGTATTGGCGGTGTCCCCGTCGAGTACAAGAAGGCTAAGCACGGCTATGGCCGCAACTACGCAACAAAGTCACTATGTCTGTCGAACATGTACCGCTCTACTCGCCACGCTCTGGCTAATGAAACTTTCTACGACATAGACATCAAGAACTGCCAAGTAGAAATAGTCAGACAGGTGGCTAAGTCCAATGGCATAGTGTATCCTTCTTGCCTTGACGAGTATTGTAACGACAGAGAGGCTGTACTCAAAGATCATATGGAGTACTGCAACATGGGCAAAGAAAATAGATGGCTTGTAAAGACTCTTTTCCTTCGCCTCATTTTTTGCGGTTCTTGGAAAGGCTTCTACATCAGCTGCAAAGAAGAGCACAATATGAAGATACCAGAGAACCCTACCAAGTTTGTCTACGAGTTTAAGAAAGGCCTAGAGCAGGTGGGAAAGCAGCTTGCAGATAAAAACCCAGAACTGTACAGAGTAGCTACGAACAACAAAGAGAGAAAAGAGGCACAGACTCCTGTACTAGCGTCGTTCCTCAGTCTTTACTTGCAGGACTACGAAAACAAAATTATAGCTACAGTGCTAAATACCATAAACGAAAAAACTGATATCATGAAAGTGAATGGCAAGCTTGTAGGATCGTACGAGTACGACGGCTTTAAACTTAGCAAAGAAAAAGTAGACTCGTTTTCTTACGAACAAAGTACAGGAAAAGAAGCAGTGTGCAAACTGGCGCAAGACACAGTGAAGAAGGCATTCGACTTAGACCTTGCATTCGAAGAAAAGGTAATGGACGAAGGCTTTGATATTTCTCATGTTACAGAAGAGCAGATAGCAGAAGTGGCACAGAAACTGAAGACAGTTGAAGTCAAGAATGACGATGCCGCTAAGTACGTTCTCAGCCTTAACGACACTAAGCTATGTAGAATAGTAAGGGAGGACACGGACAACAGTTTTATATTTCTAATGCCCGACAAGAAATGGATGACGTGGGACGGACAGAGGTGGAAGCCTGATGACGTTGCCCTATGGAAGTGCATACCCGATGTTATAGACAAGCACGTTCGCAATATGTTCAAGGACGATTGGAGTCAGGCTAATGAAGCTGCTTTGATTGCCTATCTAAACAAGCTGCAGAATTACAAAGCTATGAACAATGTGGTTAAGCTTGCTGAAAAGCTATTTGCTGACTACGAAACTAAATTCGACATGAACACTGACCTTATTGGTTTTGCGAATGGAGTATGGGACATTGCGCAGGGCTGCTTTCGTCCTGCAGATAAGGACGACCTTGTTACTATGTCGTGCGGGTACGCATTCTCAACAGAATCAGAGAATGAGGAGGAGTACATGACTGATGTCAAAAGAGTACTGGATCAGATTCATCCCGTGAAGGAAAACCGTGAGCTCTTTATGATGATACTAGCGAGCGGCCTAAGTGGTAGAGCTATTGAGCATTTCTTTGTCTACAATGGAGGAGGAAGAAACGGCAAAGGCCTAATAAACCAAGCTATGAGGTTGTTGTTAGGAAACTACTACTGCGACGCAAACATATCTATTGTTACTGAGTCAAGCCAATTCAAAAGAAGCGGAGGACCTAACCCTGAGAAAGCCAAGTTAGACAAAGCTAGGTACATTGTCATGAAAGAGCCAGACGCGTCAACACCTATACAGAACAACACTGTAAAAGACTTAACAGGCGGAGGAACTATACAAGCAAGGACATGCTTCTCTAACTCAACCGACTGTGAACTTCATGGTACGTTCTGCGTGGAGGCAAACAAGAGACCGCCTATTGCTGAAGAGGCACAAGATGCGGACATGGACAGATGGGTGGACTACCTATTTCAGTCTCATTTCACTGCGAACGAAGCGAAGTGGAACTCAGAAAAGTTCATCTATCCCATTGATCCTAACCTCAAAAAGCGGGAGTGGTGGATCACGAGAAGAATGGCATTCATGAAAATTCTACTTGGTTACTTGAATGTACTGCACATGCGAAATTACATTCTGCAAGATATTATTCCTGACGCTATAAAAAGAAGAACTCAAGACTACCTACAGGGATCGTACCTTATACACAGACTCTTCCTGCAGACCTTTGAAGAAAGAAGAGACGACGTTGATTACGGTAAGCTCGACAAGGATTTCACCATTCCACAAATCGCACAGGAGATTATGGCTGGTCTGGCTTTCTCCCGCATTCCATGGAAGGAGAGACAAAAAGTAACCATGAAAGAAATAAAGGCCTACTTCCATCAAGCAGACTACTTTCAAGAGGGAATATACAAAAAAGGTAATTCTCTTTTACTCAGAGGATACAGACTTACTCACGAAGACGATGCAACGGACCCAGAGGTGGAAGAGTCTAGTGATGGTGACTTTGGATTCGAATCAGAAGAGGACTAAATGTTTAGCAACAAATATTATTTTCTTTTTGTGATATATAATGGCATCATTTAACGCACCAGCATACAGAGTAGGGTACTTAAACTCTTTAAAGCAAAAACAAAAAAATGAAGCAAAAAATCTAGAAGCAAACGTTGTATTTCAGGAGACTGGAAAGCTAATGGGCACTCTTGAAGATCCTATTACTATCCAGGCAGGAAACGTAGAGCAAATGAGGGCGCTCATTAAGCAGTACCTAGCGAACCAGATCGTAGCGTCTGACATAGACCACTGCCTTGCCCCACTCTCCGCTGACATGGTAGAGTGGCTGTACGATCACTTGTCTACTGTGAAAAGCATTATTTCAAAGACATTCGGCGGTGTACCCGTTAACAGCGTGCAGTTCAAAACTCTGTTAGGCAACCTTGCATCCGGAGCCCACGGAGACTCAGTAGAGATCGACAAGGAGGCGGAGGACTCTCAAGCAGCCTTAACTATGGACGGAGCTAGTGGCGACTTTGCTCCTGTTCCTACTGTTGGGAGCCAACTGGCAAGAAGCAGCAAGAAGACAGAAGGTGGTATTATAGGTAGAGGAGCTTTACCTCTCACAGCTTCTATTATGCCAGGCGCAAAGAGAGCTTTCAAGTTCAGGGAGTTTGGAAAGTACGTTCTTGACTTGGAGAAGCTCCGCGATAATGAGCTAGCCGTAAAATACAAAAACGGTAAAAGAGTAGCTAGAATAGACTCCAGAATAATGGGTGGGCAACTGGCCGATGTAGTAAGAAAAGTAGCCGATGGAGAAAAGCTTAGTAGATCTGATCTGTCTAAGCTGTCAAGCGACGAAAAATCTTACTTGGACCATGTAAGGAAGACATCTCAAGTACAAGGTCTTGACGATCTTAGCTGCTCTATTAAAAATGAAAGAAACAGAGAAAGACACGAGTTTGAAGTTATAAAAGGGCAAATCCTAGCAGGCAATGATAACGCTCAGTTAGTAAAGAAATTTAAGACTATGTTAGTCAGACTAGCTAACAACAAGCAACTGCCAGAGAAAGAGGCTAAGTCTTTGCTTATGGACTTAGCCGCTATGGGTGTATAGTGTGAGGGTCTGGCCTAGTGGTACGGCAGGCTATGTATAGGAGTCCTAAACCTACTCTGGTTCGATCCTCGGGCCATGTGCATTTTTTATTTTTTTTTTATTTTTTTCCATTTTGGGGTCCCGGCACATGTCATACCGGATTGCCCCCATCTCTCTCATATTTTTTTTTGTCCGCGGACAGCGTCCTCGCTGAATCTGGCCTCTCCTCACAATCGAACCCATGGACCCAACCTACGTGATGGAAGCGACTCTATTAAATACGTACAATCTTGCCAAGGCAGCATTGTTTACGTTTCGCGATGCCGAAACGCAAACAGATCCTTGTGATGCCTACGAAGAAATTATTAATTCGCCTGGCAAAAGAAGGCTTAAGAGAGCGCTAATACACGCGTCTACTCTCCTATCGTCTCCTCCTGTGCAGGTAGTCGGTACTCCTCCTTCTAACAAGAAGAGAGCAAGGTTCGCAGACGATCCTCTTTCTTGCAAGAGCCTAAACGAGCTAGAAGAAGACTTTTCTCCGATGTCGTTTAAGTCGGGCATGACAAACATGACATTTGAAGTTCCTGAGGGCGTAGGAGGAGAAATAGATAAAGGCGTATTTCAAGAGGACGAAGACAGACAGAAGAGAAGAAGAACAAACGAAGCTGTCACATACGTAATAAATAAAAGGAGCGATGGAGAAGACCCTAAGATGACAGACGTTGCTAATCTTTTCTGTGTGCCAAGAACAACACTGATAAGAAAGCTGGCAGAGTTGAACGAGTCGGAGCAGAAGGACTGGATGCACATAAATAAGCTTAAGAAGAACAAGGACGGATCTGTTGACATGAAGAGCCTTCGATCTAAGCTTCTGAGGATGCACATGGATAGAAACGGAGGATGCATCTTGAAAGCACAGAGTAGGTTCAGAGGAGTAACTACACAACAGATGATCGATCAATTGACACCTGAGAGTGCTACAAAGATTAGAACTCTGTGTAATAGTCTTGAGGATTAAGTACTGTCTGTAGACCTTTTCTGTACCTGTTTTCAGGCTCTTCTTCATAATCAATTAACAAACATCCAAATTTTTCTTTTGTTGCTTCCATGTACATTCCTACTAGCTGCTCTGGTGTACACCCCAGTCCTCCCTCCTTTAATATCATCTTAATTTCTCGGTGACCTGAGAGCTTTAACAACACTAAGTACGAACAGTTATTTCTTATCATCTTAGGTATGTCATAAAAACTCTGACTTAGAAAGAATACTGAGCAACCAAGTTTACGTGCACGTATAAAGTAGTTGCTCACGCGACTAAGGTTTTTTTCTAACACCAAATCGTCGAACACTACGCAGTGGTTAAGGTCTTTGTCGAACTTATCAAGAAGCGGTGTGTTTTCTAGCCCTTCAACAACCTGCACTCTGTCACAAGCGTCCATTAGCCATCTGTACAGAGGCTCATCTTTATTCTTTGTCACGATACAGATGCTGTGGAACGTTCCCTTGCCACTACTGAACTTCTCTAGCAAGGAAAGCAAAAAATTTGTTTTCCCGCTACCAGACGGGGCAACGATGCAAGCACGAAGAGGTATCTTCATATGATGTATGTCGTAGTTAGGATTGTCTGGTGTACTGAGAAACTTCTTTGGTATCCTCTCGTACATATTTTCTATTTCTGTACTTGACTTTGCTTTTTTAGGTCCCATTTGTATACCATAGTAAAACAAAATATATATCCATTTTATAGAAATGGATTTTCCAGCACCTACTTTTGCATGGAAAAGACCTAACAGGTTCCCAGCAGCTGTTTACAATACAAACAACTTCCTGCCTAAATGCGGAGTGCCAAATGCACAAGACGGCTCTGAGTCTCTCCTCTCCAAGAGAGCTAATATGTCAGGGGGTGCGAAAGTAAACCTTCAATTTAATACCCCTAGTAATTAATTAAAGCAATATATTTTGTACTGTTAAAATATAATGTCGAAGAGTCAACCGCCAATAGTAGAAGTACCAACGTACAACCCTGTTAATTACCAAAACACAACGTACAACACACAGATAGGGGCTAACAAAGCAAACTACCCTGTTGTACAAGGCCAAATTACATTCCCTAACGGGGCTAAATGGACGGACGGAACAGCACAGACAAGCGCTTTCACAGGAGCTGCTCTATTCGGTTCATCAGCTGGAACGACCTACACCTCAGCCGACGTAACTTTAGACGACAACGGTAGGATAACAAACATAACCAATGGTAGCGGAGGTGGAGGAGGAGTATCAAACCCTATGACATCTGACTTAGATGCAAATGGATTTTCTATCTTTAACGCCGATACATTTGCTGGCATGGATGTTACCGCCACAGGTGTAGCAGACTTAGGGGAAGTAATAACAGAAAAAATAAACGGGTCTGCTGCACACCAGTACTACAACCAAGGAGCGGTTGCTGCGGGTAACAGGTACTTTGTTGCAGCAATGGACCCTAAAGCAACTGGAGAAGGGAGTATACTAGTAGTCAGTAGATGCCTAGACCCAGGCTTAAAGCAGACTACTGTTTTCGCTGTTAATGGGTTTGCTAGTAGGGCGAACGTTAACGTATTAGTTAACCTAACAGAGTCAGACACACCTATATGGGATTCTGTTGTTGTAGGGGACAATGGTTCCACTCAAATGTACATTTACTTAAATTGTGTAACGCCTAGTAGCACGTGGGAAATAAGAACGTACATGCAGCAAGACGACAAAGGTACCGGATCGTACGGTTCGTACTGGAAAGTCGTTAGTCCAGCTACTGCAGCGGGTCCTCCTACTACTACATACGTAGAGCAGTCTCTGTCCTCTTTTGTCGGTGGCCAGTCAGCAATGTCTGGTAATCTTGATGTAAAGAACGCTATTACGTGCAACAATCTTACTGCTTCTACTTCAGTTTCAACGAATACAACCAATACAAACGAAATCGCAGAGAATGGGGGAATAGGAACGGTTGGATTCCTGAACTCAATTAATATGAACAACAACGACATACAGTCTGCAAACACAGTTGGGGCTCTTGCATTTGTAGGAGCAGCTCTTAACATTACCATTCCTATTGGTCACCCAGTTAACGGCCCTCTTTATGTTGACACAAACGCTAATTCCGTAGGTGTAGGGATTCAAGCCCCCCAAGATATCCTGGACATAGCAAAGAGCGCCACAATATCGGGATTTACTGAGTCCCGTCTTCAGTTCTACGGAGGAAGTCAGTCCGCTGTAATGTCTCAGATAGTAAGCGTAGACACTGGCCTAAGCGGAGGTGATCTCAATTTTCTTTGCAGAGAAAACGGAGGAGCTCTTGTAAACAAAATGACTATTTTCCAGGACGGCAGGGTAGGTCTGTCATTAAACCGAATAGAAAACATGGCAGACCCCCTCAATGCGCAGGACGCTGCAACTAAGGCATACGTAGACGCATCTGTTCCCAGTCTCACAGGCTATGTTCAAAACCCCATGACGGTTGACTTAGACGGAGGGGCATTCCAAGTAAATAACATATCAGACCCTACATCTGCCCAGGACGCGGCAACAAAGAACTATGTTGATACTGCCATAGCTTCTTTACCCCCATCTGCAGGGTTTCAGTTTGCGAGTCTTAAGTGGTTTAATACTGGAAACTTAGGTATCAATGCTGCTGCTTCTCAATGGGTCGATATAAACAACATGACTGTAGCAAGCATCAATGACGGGTACGGACTTGATCCTCTTACAGGAAGGGTAAAACCTCCACAGAAAGGGGTATACAAAGTTAGACTGTCTGTTGCATGCGGTTCTGCACCCAATGGGGAGTTCAATGTGAAATGCCAAATTCTACACGTTCAAGCAGCGTTCACCACAGTAGGCGTTTGCTGTGAATCTATGTACTTCAAAAAGTTTAGTAACACCCTAGCCCAAGGCGGGAGTGCAATATGTGAGGGAATGGTAAGAATAGACCCCGGGGATGAAATTTACTGTCAGGTATACTGGACCTCTGAACCAGCAGGTCTAAATATGAACGTAGGGAACAACTACAAAGGAACTTTCAATTTCTCTAACCAGACAAACGACGGAACAGAGTTTCTGATGAACAGAATAGGAGATTAATTAACGTAAAAAAAACTCTTATAGTATAATATAAAATGTCAGAAAGCGCTGCACCTAGATTGGACGTTCCTATTTTTAATCCCGTAAATTATTTTGGTACTACTGCTTCTAACAATATTGGAGCTAACAAAGCTGACTACCCGGTGTGCCAAGGTCAAGAAAGGTTTCCTTTCGGCATACAGTTTGGTCCTGACCAAACAGGCGATACGTACACACAAGTATCCGCATATACAGGTGCCGCTACCTTTGGATCCTCTGGAGGTACACAGTACCAAGACGCAACAATAACTTTAGACGATGAAGGAAAAATAACTAACATATCGTCCGGTGTTGCTCCTGTCCAGTACCCACTTGACGTGCAGTTTAATGGCACGACAGTACTGGCTGACCCTACTGTAATGAACTTTGTTACTTCTACAACCGGCGCACCCGACGTTGTATCTGTATCTGGAACAGAAATAAGAGTGGAAGTACCACCATGTCCTACTGTCAGTGGATCTGGTATATCTGTTCCTCAGTGCACTAACATTAACTTTTCTAACCCTAACACAACAGTTACTCAATCAGGATCACAGGCTATCGTCACTGTAGACGGAATATCAGTGTCGCAGAACGGAGTAGGAGTAATCGCCAACGTCAATGAAATAGACTTTTCTGGAGCAGACGTAACAGTGTCTGGTTCTGGATCGACAGCCAATGTTACTATTACTCCTCACACTACTCAAGGATACATTCCAGGGTTGGGTCAACTGTACCAGTACACTTTCGCCGACTCATACACACAAAACGCTGGTACGATTAACTTTATCACAGGAAATCCTATCAATCCTTCTCAGTCAGTGACAATAAACACTACTGGACAGTACCCTTTCTCTTTGTACTTCGATAAAGCGAACTGGGGTGCTCCACCTGTCCTAAGCAACATGAACAACTTAGTCGTGATGGCCATTGACCTACAGTTCAATGTTTACACTGAGGACAACAGCTCAGGTAACCAAGTCGGGTACCAGTACTTTTACGCAAAGGGAATAATGTATGTGAACCCTTTCCAGTGGACATCAAATAATTTTGCTCCTGGCCCAACAAGCTATGTGACAGCTACACCTAACTTCGCAACAGCACCTACAAATTGGAACTTTGGATTTTGTTCTTCGTTTAAAGAAGACAACACAAGCGGAGCAACTGGCTTTGGCGAAGCAGCCGTCTCGAACAATACTTTAAATTATCCAGGATCGCTTGTTGGTCAAGATATATTTTACTTTCAGGGCACCGCTGACCCTAATGAAAACGGCAACTTTGCAAATGCTTACTTTTACCAACAGGTTCCCAGCGCAGGAGGGCAACCTGACTTCAGTGCTTTTATTCCTTTTGCTTTTCCAGGTGCTAACCAACCTATAAATTCTGGATACACAAGGACAACACAATATTCTTGCAATGTATCTTTCCTTCAGTGCCCTAACGCAACTTCTATTCTCGCCCCTAACTTTGATCCATTGGGAAGTTCTTTGTCGCAAATAAATGTTTAGGTATAGTATAAAATGTCTGAGCAACCTCCGCCTTACGTACAAGTACCTATTTTCAATAACTTAAACTTCAGAGGAGCAACTGGTAACCTTGCCCTTGCTGCAGGGGGAGACCAAGCTCCTAACAAACTAGACTTCCCTGTAGCTCAAGGCAGTGCTTCGTTCCCTGACGGTGTACAATATCCAGACGGGACAAGGCAGGACAGAACGTACACAGGCTACGTAGACCAAGCCGGAACTTTTGTTAACGCTAATGTAACTTTAAGCGAGAATGGACAGATAGTAAATATGTCCGCAGCAGCAAAATCTTACTACGATATCAACTGGGAGCTTGATCACACATCACTTATGAACGATCCAAGGTTCGTTAACTTCAATGATACACCAAACGAAGGCGTGATAGACGGATCAGGTGCTGGAGTAGATACTACAAGTGAGGCTATTTACTACTTGCCGTCTACTCCGAAAGTTAACTCAGTACTGCACCCTACAGAAATTGTATTTACACCACCAGAAAAAGCGACTGTCAGCCTGTATGGAACAAATCAAGCAGACGTTTCGCTTAACATATCCGCGGACATTGTCGGAGAGACCAGCTCGGGAGCACCTATTACTGTTACACAGCCAAGTACTTACAACTTTAACATAACTGACGGTGAAGTAAATATATTCGGTACTAACTCTGCTCAGGTCGTAGTGAACTCACACACTGGAAACTACGTATTTGGACAGGGTTCGACATACCAGTGGACAGGTGTAAACAACTTTAATTACATACCTGCATCACCTAACCCCCTTGGGCAAGGAACAGGTAATCCAAACCAAATGGGATCTCCATGGACTATACAGATACCCATAATGTACGTGCTAGGGACTTTTCCAGATGGTACAAACGGGTCATACTTCTGCTCTGCATACGGACCAGGTCAAACACTTACATTCGACCTTATAGACAATCTTATACTTCAACGTTCTGCTAGCAGTGGTCTCGGGGCAATGGAGTGGTACGAAAACAATTACTTCATGGGACAAATAGCACTTCTTCCAGGACAGATGATAGCAAACTACGCTGCGTCCAAGTCAACATGGCAACCCGTCAGTGGAGTTTATCCAATGACAAACAACGACTATGTTGACCAAACTCTTCTTACTACAAGTGACATACCGTACGACGGTCCTTTTCCATGTCAAGCACAACCATACTACCCAGGCTGCTTGAACAACTTTATGACAAACAACGGAACCAGCTTCCAAATTCTTTATACACCTCAGCCTTCCTTTCCTCAGTATAACTCGTACGACAACTATACTGGATCGAATACAGGTGGGCCATGGCCAGGGTGGTGGGCCGACGGAATAGGCCAGAAGTCAGCCGCTTCACAAAACGCATACCCCTACGGAGGAGAAATGGTGACAGTAACAACGGGTCCTACGACAGGCATAGACTACGACCCTCCTAACTTTTTTCAACAACAGTTTACGTGGGAAGTGTCTGTCTCGTCGACATCCAATTTTGAGGGTATGGCAAGAGACCAATTGTACGGTAACTACGTCGGAGGAGCGCCGAGCTACTTTACTCCTACAACCTCTTCTATCGCAAAAGGTACGTACTTTTCTGGTCTGGTATTGAACGTGCAACCTCGCTGTCCAGTCTTTGGAGCGTCTACTTACCAGTACAATGGAAACTCATGCTTGTACAGCACTAAGAGGTTTTCAAAGTTGAAACTGACGGGGTGTCCAAAGATGCAGGCAAGTAACAAAAGCCCTAGCCCCAGTTTGAAAATACCCATGTGCAGAATAAAGTACGGAGGGTACACTAACGCTGACGACGGAGAGACAGACAACGGTAACTATGTTACACCTACAGACAGCACCACATACGCTGATGTTGACTACAGCACTTTAAGCAACTGGGCAATAAAATTATCTGAGGTAGTTGTATAAGGATGGATTCAGTTGACAACTTTGGCTACTCCGAAGCCGTTTTAGACATGCTAGAGCGTCTGCGCGTTAACTGCGTGAACTTAAACACGTACCACAGACAGAGGTACTTTTACTTTAAAGCGTACGGAAAGTGGTTCCGTATACCCATAATTCTTTTGTCTATATTCGCCGCGTCTGCGGCGGTCGGTCTCCAGAGCTTGGAGGTGGATCAGAAGGTAATCAGCGGCCTTAGCTGCTTGATAAGTTTAATAGTAGCTATGCTCAGTGCTGTGGAACTACACCTGTCCATTACGGACAAGTTAGAGGACTCTTACAAATTTAGTAAGAAGTACTACGGCCTGTCGACTGACATATACAGGGTTCTCAAACTTAACCCAGAGGAGCGATCAGAAAGGGGACCGGACTACCTGGGACGTATATTTACAGAGTATTCCCAGCTTGTCTCTCAGAGTGAGATGATGAGGCACGCAATGAAGAATGACGTACTGACAAGAATACCGACGGAGCTAATAGAGTGGAAGAGAACACCTACACTAACACCGGACGGTAGCATAGAGGATGACATACAACAAATATTTAGTTCCATTCCTCACAGTAGAAGCATTATGTTTGGTAAGGGATCACCAGCACTAAAGAAGCAGTACATGCATCCGATAATAACTGAGCAGGACGTAAAAGTGACAGAGGACGATGTAGAAAGTAACTTAACAGATAAAATGTAAAGGTAGTTTATAATGGTTCCTCTTTTAGAAGAGTCTACGGACAGATACGTTATGTTCCCTATACAGTGCAGTTCAGTGTGGGACATGTACAAGAGGCAAGTAGACAGCTTTTGGAGGGTAGAAGAGGTAGACCTGTCGAAAGACCTAATAGACTGGAGGAGAATGGAGAACAACGAGAAGACATTTATACTTAAGGTATTAGCATTTTTTGCAGCCAGCGACGGAATAGTAATGGAGAACCTAGCTGTAAGATTCATGGAGGACGTGCAGTTAAGCGAGGCCAGAGCATTCTACGGTTTCCAAATTGCCATGGAGAACATACACTCCGAAATGTACTCTGTCCTTATTGACACATACGCAGAAGAGGAACAGAAGAAGCGTCTCTTCAAAGCAATAGACACAGACATATTCATTCGGAGAAAAGCGTTGTGGGCTGTTAAATGGATAAAGTCAGCGGAAGACTTTGCGACAAGGCTGGTGGCCTTTGCTTGTGTAGAAGGCATCTTCTTTTCTGGATCATTCGCAAGCGTATTCTGGATAAAGAAAAGGGGATTGTTACCTGGCCTTACACTGTCAAACGAGTTTATATCAAGGGATGAAGCTCTGCACACTGAATTTGCTGTACTGCTATACTCCATGGTAAAAAGATCAAGGTACGCAAGGCAAATAGTAAAAGAAGCAGTAGAGCTAGAAGTACAGTTTATGGAGTCAGCCCTGCCAGTAAGAATGATAGGAATGAACCAGATGATGATGACTAAGTATATTAAGTACGTAGGCGACAGACTCCTTACTCAACTGAATATGGAGAAAGAATACAACGAGCCAAACCCGTTTGACTTCATGGAGCTTATCAGTTTAGACTCGAAAGCTAACTTCTTTGAAAGGACAGTGTCAGCTTACGCTCTTGCAGACACGTCAGGTAAAGACAAAGCGTTTGATGAAGTAGAGTTCTAATTAAATGATTAATTAAAAATGTTACTATCTAAGCAACTTCTAAGCTTAGACAGTAGTTTGTTTGTTTCAAACTTCCTTCTCCTGTCTTGCATGTCGTTTATCTCTTCCACTAGGTTGAGCCTTTCGCAGTTCTCCTTGAACTTTGTCTCCAGTTCATCGTACAGGTCCTTAACGTCGAGATAGGCTATTCTGCAGTCTCTGTAGAGCTTCTTGTATTCTTCTCTTGTCTTGCGCGCTCTTGGTGTAGGTTCGACTGGCACCACTGAATCGTTCGTTAAGTCGTACGGTTCGTACTCAGGAGTCTTAGGTTGCTTTACAGGAGACTTTACAGCGCACTCGTACTTCCTCTTAAGAGGAGTACTCTTTCTTTGCTGCTTTGTTCTTGCCATGATAGGTGTAGTCACTTTTTCAGTATCTACAAACTTTACAAGGCTCTCAGGCTCTGAATCTGATGAGCCAAATATGATGTCTTCAGTGCAATCCATTCTAAGTAAATTTTGGCAGAGTTTAAGCGTTGTAGGATCTGACCTTTTCCCCTGCCCGTCTCTCTCTAGGCCAAAAAACAGGATTTTTCTCGTACCGGCAGACGATGTCAAAAAAAAAGCAGAGAGACAGCAAGGGGAAAGGGAGAGACAGATAGGGGGGACTGTCCGCGGACACAAAAAAAAATATTTTCTCCGGAGATTCCGGCCTGTCCTCACAATCGAACCCCATTGCCAAAATGCAGAAGTACGAGTGCGTAATTTGCTACGAAACGAAAGCAATCTGCTTGAAGGTGTGCACTCAGTGCACGTGCACAGTTTGCCTGGATTGCCTCGCCAGCATTATTCAAACCGACAACATAAAATGTCCGCTGTGTAGAGGCCTTTGTGATGAAAGCGTCATAGAGGAAACTTGCCTATTCGCTGACAGAGTAGAAAGGCACTATCATGAGACTGTGTCCGATACTATAAGAAAGAGCGTAACTCAGTGCATCAATGTATTGAGAAGGGCTATATCTTCTGACCTAGTAGGAAGTGACAGAGAGAACTCAAGGCCATTCCACGACTACCTATCAGAATTGAGTTCTAAGCTGTCGTGGATAAGAGTAATGACAAGTGCCCACTGCAACTTCGCGAATAGGTTTTTCTCTATAGCTTCAGCTGCATCAACGTCTCACCCTTTGTACAACATGCCACCTGAAGAAATGCTTCGCACTATGTTCCCAAGCGGACCAGGTGTTGAGGTACACCCACGAAGACTATTCAGAGAAGGCGATGAGGTAGACATAGAGACTACACCGCTACCACCTCCTGCTCCCCTTACAACGGTACTGCATGAACTACAAGTGAACAATGCTGCGTTGGAGCAGAGGTTAGCCAGTGTGCAAGAAACACTTACAGAAGAACAAAACCTTATGAGAGTTGTTAGAGTAGAGACTGGTGAAGGGTGGGATCCTGAAGTTGAAGCTTGGGAGGACGTAATGTTAAGGGGTCCCACTGGACCTTTAGTTAATGATGATACACCAGGTCATAATTAAGTGTCCGCGGACACACTTTAAAAAAAAAAAAAGAGTTATCTTCTTCGCTGCTTTTGTGAATCTCACACAATCGAACCCAATATGTCCGTAATACTTATCATTCTCTGCACTATCTTAGGAGCCACCATCGGAGTTGCGTTTATTACAGGAGTAGCATTCTTCATAAAAAAAAAAGATGATAAACTTACAAAGACTAGAAGAAGGCAGAGGAGCGACAAGGGCGTACGAAGAGGTCCCAATGTCAGGACAGGAAAGATTTGGCCTGCTCTTGACTAGAAAGATAGTGGAGCTGCTGTGCTGGGCGTGCGACTACAAGGAGGAGGCTGGTTTGACAGAAGATAGCCGAGAATACTTAGATAGAGAAGCAGTTGGACTGACTTTTTAACGTTTAAGAAGGATAATATTGTCTATTCCGTCTATTTTAAACAGATTTTTAAGAATTATTATAAGTAATTGATTATTTTAAATAAGTATTTTAAGGTACAGGCTAAATTAAACCGGTTTAATTTAGCCTGTACCTTAAAATACTTATTTAAAATAATCAATTACTTATAATAATTC